GACGTGGGCATCCGGATCGCTGGGGATGATCCACTTCTGCTCGCTCTGGTTGCAGCAATGCGCCACGAACCCACCGGGGTGGAACACCGGCTTCCAGTCCGGGTCTCCGACGGCCTTCATCGCCCGCACGGTGATCGTGGTCTTGGTCCGCGCGATGATCTCGTAGGGCCGGATGTCGCTGTAGCCGATCAGGTTTGCATACTGGGTCATCACGAAAACACCCGGACGCTCTCGGAACCGAAGTCGAACGTGAACCCGTTCTCTTCGCGGACCACGGAGCACTTCTTGATGAAGTGAAGGCTGATGCTGATCGCCCCAACGCTATGGGAGCCGTGATCCACGCCAGCTTCACGCATGGCCGCGTCGCACTTCCCGGCGTCATCCTCGCTATTGAAGAACAGGTGGATGACGGTCTCCACCCCGTTCTCGATTGAGATGGACGCCGACCAGCAATGCTCCGACAGCTGGCTGCTGGGCGTGTAGGTCACCTTCTTGGCGTGATGGAAGAACATCATTGTCGTCTCTCCTGTTGAGCGGGGCACCGTGCCCCACGATGGGTGGAACCCCGGCTCCGCGCCGGGGCTGGTTTCTTAGAACGGGAAGTCGGTGTCGGCGTCGATGGGCCAAGAGCGCCACTGCGAAAAGTCAACGCGCGGCTGGTAGGGCGACTTGCCCGCCTCGACCACGACGTAGCTGTTGTCGCCGCAGTTCTCGTAGTGGGCCTGCGCGATGCGACCGGCCAGTTTGTGCGCCAGCGCTTCGCTGCGGTAGGTCATCGGCAGCGGGTGGGCGCTCGACCCGATGATGCCGTCGGTGATCTGGCAGTGGGTCGGGCGGATTTCAACGATCTGGTACATGGTGGCTTCCTTGGCTGGCGGGGCACCATGCCCCTGCTCGAAAATACTACATCGTACGATGCACTGCCGTCAAGCACCCTTGTGCTTTTTTATGCAGCGCCGGACCTGACACAGAATGTTCAGGGCACCACGCCTGTTCGTCTCCTTGCCGTTCTTCGGCCAGATGGCACAGAACTCCCCGGCCACCACCAGCTTGATGTGCTTTCCGCCGTTGATCATCTGGAACTCTAGCCCAGACGCCTTGGCCTCCCTCACGATGTGATCCAAGTCCACCATCAGAGCATCCTCCGGCGGTACATCTCTCTGCGCAGCTGGATCATCATCATGGGGTCAGCGAAGAAAGGCCGGAGCCGCGTCTTCGCCACCCGGTACACAGCCCGGAGGTGCCGGTCGCTGAGCTTCTCAAACATGTGCCATGATCTCCCGCTTGACGGCCTCAGCCTCAGCCTGCGTGGCGTAGCAAGCCTGCAGCCACTGGTCACCAGTGACCTTGATGATGGCATCGCGCAGCTTCACGTCTTTCCTGCGGCTGGTCATCAGGTCCAGCTGCCACCTTCCGTTGTTCATAAGCCAGATGTGCATGTCAGTCTCCCACGGGGCACCATGCCCCTGCCAGAAAACTAGCACATCTAAAATGTGGTTTCAAGCACATTTTCATTGTTGACATCGTACGAACCACCCTGTACACAGATCGAACAGGGGCGCTGGACCCCGCCAACCAAGGAGACCACCATGTCGATCAACTTCACCATCACCCTCGCCGACAGGTACGCCGCCGCCAAGACCGCAGCTGATGCCGCCAACGAGGCGCTCGAGGCTCTGAAGAAAGAGATCAAGGAGATGGGTCAGGAGCGCCACATCGGTGTGACCTGCGACGTCACCCTGTCGATCTGCGAACAGATGCGCTTCAGCCAGAAGCTGGCAGCCCAGTTCCTGACCGAAGAGCAGATCGAAGCCTGCAAGGCCCCCGTCCTGATGGAGACCATCCGCGTCAAAGCAAAAGGCATCGCTTCCTGATCCATCCTGACCCCAAGAACGAGCAAAGCACCCCAACCGGGGTGCTTATTTTTTGTCGATATACGTTTGTAATCTACTAAGCATTTGAAATCTAACAGAAATCCGAGTTGTTAGGGTACTTAGGTAGATATTCGACAGATAGACACAGATAGAGACCCAGAGAGGGACAGACAAAGGGAAAAAACAATATATATATATATAAATATATATATATATACATATATATATCCCTTATTCCATTGATGTTTGTGTCCAGATGTCTCTCCCTATTTTGAACTATTCTGTCTATCTATTTCTGTCTCTAATCGACTATCTACCTATCTACTTTTTTACTCAAAATTATCGTTCCGCTTCAATGACTTAGGTGAATATCCACCTACTATCGACCCCTGCTAAGCACCCCAAAATAAAAAGGGGGACCGAAGCCCCCCTGATCTTTATGCCCTCTTCATCTGCTTGACCTGAAAGAAACCTTTGTACTCCGGGTTCAGCGCCATGAAGAGGCGAGAGTAGAACGCGATGAAGTCGTTGCTGATCTTGAAGTCGTTCCCCGTTGTCACGATGGACGTCTCCCACCGGACGCGGTTGATGATCAGCCAAGCGCTGAGACGCCTGTGCCCCCTACTGATGGCTTCCCGCGTGAACTTGTCGAAAAGCCGGTAAACATCCGGGTTCTCCTTGTGCCAAGCCCACCAAGCTTGCTTCAGGTTTTCGCGCTTCTTAGCCTTTTTATTCGGCTCTTCGTCATCCTCATTCATACCTGTCCAGCACTTCCTGAAGCTCCAGCTGCAGCCTTGGGCTTGGTTTTCGCGACGTCGAGTACTGGGGGTTCAGTTCCAGCCGCCTGACGCTCTGCGGGTCCGTCTTCAGGAACACCGACATCTGCCGCACAGACAGCCCCAGATACGCCCGTGCGCGCCTCACGTCCTCATGTGTCATGGTCCTCGATCTTGACCTCCTCGTAAACCACCGGGATGTCCTCCCACTTCTCCCCGTCGAACTGCTGCAGGTTGTACCTCACGTCAACCGTCTCACCGGTCTTGGGGTGCACCCCGTAGTACTGGATGACACGGAGCTTCATTCCTCGTCGTCCATCCAGCCAAGGGCGGTCATCTCTTCGACGGCCCGCTCGGCGATCTCCATGGCCCGTCCCACGATCTCTGCGGGGGACATCTTCAGCTTGGACATCTCTTCGATCAGGCTAAGCGCCAGCGCTGCTTCAAGTTTCATTTCTTCGTCCTCTGTGCGATCATGGAGAAAGTTCCCTGATCATTTCTTTTCAGCAACTGCACGATCAGTCCGCCTCTGGCCATGGACGTGATCAGTTCCCGCAGGTTTTGCGGCACCTTCGACCACCCGATGGGATGCTCGTAATATACCACGTTCGTGCCCGGCGCTGCCGACAGTATACGTTCCTGTATCTCGCGAAGTTCCTTATCTTTCAAAGGCTTATCCTCATATGCGTAGATAGCTTTCTGCATTGTCTCCTCCTCCCTCTTGGTTGTATTTACTAGGCTACGATAGCGCGCTCTGGAAAGGTATCCGTTGACTGTACCGACCGTCACGTTCATGCGCTCAGCTATCATGTGGCGATCAATACCATCTTCATGATACTTCGCCGCCCTGCCGATTACCGTCAGTTCGTCTCTCTTGCGCGCCAATTCTCCCTCCTCTCGTAGAACCTGATCTTCGCTTCCAGCCTCGCCACGATCTCAGCATGGCGCGCCCTCTCTTCGTCGATCTGCGCTTGCACTGTGTCCTTGCGGATGTATTCGACATCATAGCCAGCGTAGTTCCGCACATCCCACGTCCCGTAGGTCCACTGATCATCATCGCCCTCGCCGAACTCGTCTTCAATCCAAATGCGCTCTGGGGCTTCACTCATGGTCGGCTCCGATTGGATCGACAGGCTCATACGTCATCCTGAAAATATCATCTCGGCAGGGATAGAACTCTCCAGCCACACCTTTGATGATCCAGTCTCCAATCTCGCCGCGCATGACACCCTCAATCGTTTGGATTTCGACGTGGCCCACTACCTTCTGGTTGATGCGGCCGAGGTGCAGGATGATTTTGTTTTCATTCACACCTTGCCAAATCGCATCCGGCCATCCGTTATCACCAAGACGATGAGCCTCGATCACGACGGGCTTTTTACGAAAATTCATGGCTCACCTCCTTTCCAGTGTTGAGGGCGGCGTCGGCGGTGTGGAAATAGTAGCTGTGCAAGTCTTTTTTGTCGTTTTGCATCCGGTGTGCCGCTGCCCGCTTGATGCCTGTAAGCGAATTTCGCAGCCGCGCGTTGTCTGCCATGAACTCGGCCACGCGCTTCTCAAGAACCTCGACGCTATGTCTTGCGCTGTCCAACTGGTTGATTGCCTCGTCACGCTCTGCTTGCAGGGCTTCGATGAGGATGGCCGCCTCTAGACAGGTGCTGTTCTCCCCAATCGAATAGCGCGATACGATCCGAAGTCGCCGTAGAAGGTCGTCAGTCCTCGCCATGGTCCCGGTCCTTGTCGTGGTCCCCATCTTCATCATCGTCGCGGTCGTCGTGGTCACGCCCCCGATCACCGCCATGGTCCCCGGAACCGCCGTGGTGGTCGTCTTTCTTGTCATCATCATGGTCCTTGTCATCATCGTGGCCATGTTCGTCATCGTGGCCGTGGTCTGGCTTCGGCGGCTTCGGATCGGGCTTCGGTTCAGGATCAGGCGCAGGCGCAGGCGGCTCAGGAGCGGGCGCTGGGGCCGGTCCCGGCTTCGGCGGCACATTGTCCCGCGCCAGCAGCGCAAGCCCGCCACCGCCGCTGCTCTCGCAGCCATACGGCATGGGGACAGTGATGCACCGCTCGACGTGCGGCGTGCAGGCTGCCAATGGCAGGATCAGGAGAAAGTATTTCATTTTATCCACCTCTTCATCATTTCTTGTTCAGTCGTAGCCAACGCCTGCGCGCTTGTGCTGGAAGACGCGCGGACCTCGAAAGCAGGGTGCGGCGGCTGGTACGGGGTGGGCATGGAGCCCTTTTCAAGTTGCTGCTCCCTTCCGTCGAACTCGATGTAGTACTGACCCCGCCAGTGGACCCCCAACGTCGGGCGACGGTCCGGATCAGGCTGGATCATCGGGGTGTCCACGCCGTCGCTCATGAACCGACCCGTGACATAGGCCACCGGATCGCCCGTCTTGAGTGCCGGTATCTGCCGGGCCATGTCCTGCCACATGCCCGTTGGCGACGGCACCGGGCCCATCACCGGGGTCGGTGCAGCAACAGCTACGCTGGGACGGACAAAGGCCGCCGCAAGCGCGCTCCCAAGAAAGAAGCGTCTGGTGAGCTTCACAGCATCAACTCCGCGAAAATTGCAGCCAACGACACCGTGGCCACGATCATGAAAGAGGCGACCACCAGAAAGACGGTCACGCTCGGCTTGGGGACTTCCCACATGTACACCGCTGCAGCCTCGCACAGCAGCTTGTCCTCCCTGTGGTTGCTGTAGGCCAAGACCTCAAACGCCGCGTCGATGGCGTCCAGATCATAGTCATCGGGGTTCCGGAGAACCTCCCGCGCTACAGCAAACCCGATGCTCTTCGGTGGCATATTCAGTACGTTTTCCATCTTTCAAAACCCCCACTTGGTGCGGCAGATCGGGCCGATGCCCAGTTCAATCGAGACGCCGTTGGTCAGTTCCTTGCCACAGCAGGCGCAGATGCCGGTGGCGCGGCCAAAGTCCACGGCGGCCTTCATCGGGTCTGCAGCGATGCGCAGGAGCGCGTCGTAGGTGCCAGCTGCGGCCTCGCGCACTGCCTTGTAGGACGTGCCCTCGATCTTGCCCTGATATGCATCAAGCTCGATCTCGACGACGTAGAGGGCACCGGCGTTGCGACCGTTGGCCGGTGCGAGGCTGATCTTCAGGCCTTCGGCGCGATAGATCGGCTTTTTCGCGCCATTGGACACGGCAGCGTCGAACATCTCGCGGATGCGGCTCAGGTCCACGGTCTTGGTAGAAACAGCAGCCTTAGCAGCGCGGGTAGCCTCGATCTTGACGATCATGCTGGAGACGGCGGCCAGAGCCTTGTCGCTGACGTAGAAGCCACGCTGGATGTTGCCAAGGATGTCACGGGCAAAATCGTTCCAGCCCGCAATGTCGCGCATGTAGGCGATCATGTCGGGGTACTTGGCTTCGATGCCGTCGATGGTGGACTGGATCGCTGCGGCCTTGCGGTTGGCGACGCCTTCGCGGGCCTTCTGGCGGTCGGCGGGGGATTTGACGAAGTGGCCGACGCCCTTGCATGCGAGGCACTTGTCGTTGCCGTGACGGTTCGTGCCGCCGCTCCAGAGCCCGGTCCCGCCGCACTGGCCGCAGGTATAGGTCGGTTTCGGAGCGGCGTTGGTGCGCGTCTCGATCTTGTCGTTTGCGAGGCTGTTCACGAAGTCGTCGAAGTCGGTCATCTTGATCTCCAAGCGTGGCGCTGTGCCACTGTGTAAAAACCAATATCAGCGATGTGGGTGTCGGTCAACAATCAACTGTTGAGTTTGTACCGCTTGATCTGTTTTTTGTTGAACTTGTGCTCCTCCTCCTCGACCGTGATCAGCCCGGCGTCGGCCATCTTGGACAGGCACTTCTCGATGTCTTCCCGCTTGTACTTCCGCAGGCGGTTCACGATCACCCCCAGCGTCTCGCCGTCGGGCCCGATCAGCAGCTGCGAGACCTTGGCGCGCAATGCCAGTGCCGGGTTGTCGACGGCCCGGTCGTTGCCGGTCACAAGGCGCATCTTGCTCTCGATGTCCCGCTTGATCAGGGCGTAGGCCCACCGGACGTGCTCTTCGGTGCGGACGCCCTCAGGGATGGCGAGGATCAGGCTGACCTTGCTGACCTGCTCGTATCCCCTATTCGGCAGGGCTTCCAGACCGGACAGGGTCTTGTGTTCGTAGGCCATCTTGTCGAACAGCTTGCGGGCCTTCCGCAGCATCTCCTTGGCCTTCGGTGCCGTCGGGATCGCGATGCGTTCGCCGTAGAACTCTACCCGCGCATCATAGTTCTGCGTGATGTCGAACGAACCACCCATGGACAGCTGCTGGAGCGTCATCTGCAGGGCTTCGGACAGGGGCTGCTTGACCCAGTCGTCTTTGCTCTCTGGCGCGGTGTCCGTCTCAATGCAGAGGATCGAGCGCCCGATGAAGCCGTTGGCCGCCGCCTGATAGTCCACCAACTCTTCAAAGTTCTCGGGGGTGGTGTAGCCGGACAGGGTCAGGAACGGGCGGGACAGGCCCTTGCCGATGGTCGACAGCTGGTACTCGATGCTGGCCTTGCGGTTGATCAGGTAGGACTTCTCGCCCAGTTCCTCGACCTGCTTCTCGATCTTGATCAGTTCCTTGCGAAGCTCTGCCTTGACCTCGTCCTTGGCGTCGCCGCTCAGGATCATCGAGCCGTCAGCCTTGGAGTAGGCCGACATCAGGATGCCGATGATGCCTTCAAGGTAGGTTGCCCCGCCGCGCTTCTGGGCAGACTTGATCTTCTGGAGCAGGAAGCCGACCTCGTCGATCAGAAAGAACGCAGCTTGGTGGCGCAGCAGGTTCCGCATGACCTCCTGCTCGGACTTGATGGTGCCGTGGACAGCCTCAGCCATGCCGCAGATCACCATGATCTCCCTGATGGCGTCCTGCACAGCTTCCTTGCCAGTCCCCGATCCGGCGACGTTGAACACGAACAGGTTGGTGGTCGCCCGGTCCAGATCGTCGATGTAGCGCAGGCCAAAGATGTTCCCCATCGCAGTGATGGCCGCCATGGCCGCCAGCTGCTCCCGCTTCCGCCGGGCGCGCGTCTCGATCCAAGCGGCAAGCTGACCAGCCAGACCCGGCGGGCGCAGCAGATCGACGCCGCCGATGTCGATGTCCAGCGTGTCTTTTTCTTCGTACGGAGCAAAGTCGAATTCGATGTTCGGGGTGAACGTCACCGGCTGGGTCCAGCCACCCTGCTCCGCATAGTGGGCCAGCGTTCCAAGCGTCACCGGGTTGGCCGACCGACCGAAGCTGTGCCATTTGTACGGCATCGAGGCGTCGTCGTACTTCTTCGATGTCTGGGACCATTTGTCCCAAACGTCGAACGCGGACCCACCAGACGCATGGTGCAGCGCCATGCCGATCTTGATCCACTGGTCATAGTCCACGTCGTCGTTCGGGATGAACGCCAGCATATCCGCCAGATCGCGGTGGGACACATCGACAGTCTGGCCGCCGATGTCCGCCCGGTGCTTTTCCGGAACGGTCAGCGCCGCGATCAGGGCTTCCGGTGCCATGTCGATGTCGTAGGGTGACCCGTGGGCGATCTCGTAGCGGTTGCCAGAGGCATGCATCGATCCGGGGCCGACCACGAAGGACGCGCCGCTTTTGAAGTCGATGCCGGGGTACTTCTCCAGCCGCGTGACCAAAGAGATGCCCGCTGGGATCAGGAAGAAATAGTGCCGCGACCCACCACCGGAGCCGGTGTTCACGATCAGGCCGGAGCCAGCGATCTCCGGGTAATCCTCCAGCAGAAGCCTCAGGCCCTCGATGCCGCCGTTCCGGGCGTCGACGTCGACCACCAGCTTCTCCCGAAGCACGCACCCGTAGCCGGTGGCGAACTGATCCATGGCCTCCATGGTTTCCATCTGCTCGTCGGACCAGTGCGGCGTGTGCTGCCAGTTCGAAACACGGGGGTGCTTGAACAGCGATTTCTCTGGGCAATGCGGGTTCCCGCACTGACATTTTCCGTCACGGCCACGACCGTACAGGCCGAAAACTTGAAATCCGGCCTCCCAAAACTCCCTGTAATGCATTTTTTTCAGGCGTTCTGAGCGAACAAATACTGGGACAGCTTGTCGATTGTCGCCAGCAGGGGGATGCCCCCGCGACCCCTCGCAATGTTCCTCACTGTATTCTCATGGAGGCCCGTAGACTGTGCGACCTTGGTCAGATTGCGGTCTTCCAAGGCCTTCCGGATCAGCACAAGTCTGGCCTCGATAGCCTCATGAACCGGACCTGATGTTTGATGCGACATTTGTATTGTACCCTTGATGACGTTTCCTGTGTTGACAATCACACATTGGCTGAGTAACGTCAATGGTGTTGAGAAGAAGCAAAGGAGCGAAGATGAGTATCCTCGATACCATTACCAAACCCGAAGACCGGCCCATCGCCATCACGATCATTGGCGACGCGGGCCTTGGCAAGACTAGCCTTGCCGCAACCTTCCCCAAACCGATTTTCATTCGCTCGGAGGATGGCCTTCAGGCTGTTCCTGCGGCGTCACGCCCGGATGCTTTCCCGGTGCTGAGAAGCGCGGAAGATTTGTGGCCCCAGCTGGCTGCTTTGGTCAAAGAAGACCATGCGTACCAGACCTGCGTCATCGATACGGTGACGACACTGGACGCGCTGTTCACGGACTGGGTCATGGACACCGATCCGAAGGGGGCAAAGAGCCTCAACCAAGCCCATGGCGGGTTTGGCGCAGGACGTGACATGGTTGCCAGTCAACACCGCCGCGTGCGCAAAGCCTGCGGCATGATGATGGAAAAGGGCATGAACGTCGTGTTCGTTGCCCATGCCGAGACAGTGCGGATCGAGCCGCCGGATGCAAACCCGTACACCAAGTACGCAATGCGGATGGGGGACAAGTCGACCCAGCCCTATATCGACAACGTCGACGCTGTCGGCTTCCTTCGTCTGGAGACCTTCGTCACTGGCGACGGCGATCTGAAAAAGGCGATCTCGGACGGCACGCGTCAGCTTGTTGTCCACGCCATGGCCGCAAACGTTTCGAAGAACCGTTTCGGCATCAATGAGCCACTTGAGGTCAAGATGGGTGTGAACCCCTTCGGCCCCTACATCAACAAGCCTGCGAAGAAGGAAGCTGCGAAATGAGCGATTTTTGGAACCTGTCCGACGGTGAAGACGTCAAGGAAACCGCAGGCACTGGCGAGTTCGATGCGGGTGGCGGAAACCTCCTGCCAATCCCCGGCGAGACGTCTGTTCTGGCCGCCATCGACGAAGCCAAGTGGGACAAGACCCAAGACGGCGACCGTTTCATCTCGCTGCGCTGGAACGTTCTGGCCCCGGACGACTACAAGGGCCGCAAGGTGTTCCAGAAGCTCTGGGTGCTCGACGCCGATCCCCGTGCCAAGGCTGACAAGGTTGCAGCCAAGCGCGACAAGGCCAAGAAGATGCTCGGTGCCATCGACACCAACTGCGGCGGGAAACTTCTCGCCAAGGGCGTGATGCCGACCGACGAAAGCCTGACCGCCTGCCTGACCCAAAAGCCGATGGTGACGAAGGTCATGGTCTGGGAGATGCGGGACCGCATGACCGGCGACATGGCGCGCGGCAACTGGATCGGCGCTGTGGCCCCCAAGAGCGCACCCCAGTCTTCGGCTGAGGAGATCGCGAAGGGTCAGGCTGAGCTTGAGCGTCGCGTGTCGGGAAGCTCCCGCGCAGCCGCCGGTGCTCTGGACGACGAAATTCCCTTTTAAGTCAATGGGATAGATAACGGCGGTGGCGTACGCGCCACTGCCAACTGAAACATGAACCCGAACAATGGAGAAGATTATGTTTGGTATGCTGAAGGAAAAGCTTGGCGGCGGGGCGAAGCGCCTTTCCGGTCGGACCGATCTGCTGGAAGCCACCTGTGCCGCATGCGCCCTTGTCGCGGCTGCCGATGGTGAGATCGAAGACAGCGAACTGGTGGCAACGCAAGAAGCGCTGGTGAACCACCCCACCCTCTCGACCGCGTTCAAGCAGTCCGAGATCGAAGCCACGGCCAGCAAGATTTTCTCGCGCGCCAAGGGCACCATGGGGCGGATCGGCCTGATGAAGGAGATCGAGCAGGCTAAGGCCAAGTCGACGTCCGACGACCTTGAACTGATCCTCGCCGTTGCCGTCGACATCTCCCGCGCTGATGGCGAGATGGAACCCCAAGAACTGGCAGTCCTGCAGAAGGTCGCCAACACACTTGGCCTGAACCTGCGGGCCTTCCTTGATGCCTGAGCTTCAGAAGATCGCTATCTGGTCGGGGGTCGCAATCCTTCTGATCCTGATGGTCTTTCTGGTGGCGAAGGCGGTCCTGCCGTTCACCATCGGACTGGTCTGCGGCTCTGCGGCCATGTGGCTCTGGAACCGTTGAAAACCGGAGAGGGGTACGCCCCTCTCCCACAACATTATCTGTGGGATTACCATGAACGAGAAAATGAAGATGACAGCGATCATCTGCCTGACGGTGGTGATCTGCGTGGCGCTCATGAGCAGCTGCGTACAGAACACGGGGTTCTTCTGATGGAACAGCGCAGCGAACAGTGGTTCAGTGCCCGGAAGGGACGCGTCACAGCTTCCGCCGTTGGGGCGATACTGGGTGTCGATCCGAACGCCGACCGAAAGACGATCATGCGCCGGATGGTCCGCCAGTACCATAAGGCTCCCAGCGAGTGGAACGGCAACATCGCCACCCAGTGGGGCATCACCCACGAAGACGAAGCCCGCGAAGACCTTGAGGTCAAGATCGGCCTGCCTGTCACCAGTGCGACTTTCGTCGTACACCCCGTGATGGACTGGCTTGGCGCAAGCCCTGACGGATACGTCGGCGACGACTATCTGGTCGAGATTAAGTGCCCCTTTGGCCTTCGGGACAAGGAAGCGCCGGTGCCGTTCAAGAACATCGAGGATCAGGAGCATTACTACGCTCAGATGCAGGTCCAGATGTTCTGCACAAACCGGTCGGAATGCTACTTCTGGCAGTGGACCCCGCGCGACAACAAGCTTGACGTTGTTTCGTACGATCCGGAATACATCGCCACGATCATGCCGAAGCTTCGGGAATTCTACATGGAGTTCCTTGCGGCATGTGATGAACCGGACGAATACCTGAACGACCCTCTGGTCGTCGTCGACACCCCCAGAGCGCTGCAGATGGTGGCCGAATACACCGACGTCCTCGATGCCATTGCGAAGGCTGAGGAGCGCAAGAAAGAGCTTCTTGAGGCCATGGTGGAGATGGCGAAGGGGCGCAACGCATCCTTCGGCGGAAAGCGCCTGACCAAGACGGAGCGCGCCGGATCGGTGTCATACGCCAAAGCCATCCAAGTTCTGGCACCCGGTGCGAACCTTGAACCGTGGCGCGGCAAGCCCACCAGCTTCTGGACGCTGAAATGAGCGACGAACTGGAACGGCAGCGCGCCATTAACGTGAAGCTTCGCAAGCAGCTGGAAAGGTGCCGCCAAGACACCGTCGAGTACTGCGCGAAGTTTTGCGAGGACAACGAGTTGGTCATGGACCTTAGGGGAAGCGTTTTTACGATGCCCGCAAACAGGAAATATATGCACGAAGGCGACGGGTACGCGAAGGCCCTGAGAGGGATCATCGGAACCAAGTTTACTAAAACCATGGAAGGAGAAGAAAATGTCTGAAGATAATGCACTGCCTAAACTTGAGGTCGAAGATGTCGCCGCAGCAATCAGGGAAGGTGTGGAGGACAGCATTCCGCCGATCAGCGTCGAACATTTGATGGAGGCAATAACTGAGGGCGTGAGGCAGGCAATGTGGAAAATGATAACGAACGCCACTGATGCCCCATGCGGTGACTTCTATGAAGCAGTCACGAATGGCGTCGAGAAGGGAATGATCCAAGTGAAATCCTAAAGATGATGCTGAAAATGTGATTGAACCTTAGGGAAATATGCTGTAAATACCACAATGAGATTGTAGCGTAGAGAAGCAGAATGACCCTGAGACCATACCAGCAGCAGTCGCATGACAGCATCATAGCTTGGATTTCACGCAACCGGTCCCCATGCTGCATCGAGGCGGCCACGGGGGCCGGTAAGAGCCATATCATCGAGAGCGTGGCATCGACGATCCACCGCGTGTCCGGCGGCAAGCACGTCCTATGCCTCGCCCCGTCCGCAGAACTGGTCACCCAGAACAGCGAGAAGTACCGGGCCACCGGTGCCAAGTGCTCGATCTTCAGCGCCAGCGCTGGCCAGAAGAGCCTGCGCCACCCAGTGGTGTTCGGTACGCCCGGCACCGTCAAAAACTCGATCAGCCGCTTCGGCAAGGAGTTCGCCGCTGTCGTGATCGACGAGTGCCACGGGATCACGCCCACCGTGCAGTCCATCATCGAGGTCATGCGGGAAGCGAACCCCAACCTGCGGGTGATCGGCCTATCCGCCACGCCATACCGCATGAAGACCGGGTACATCTTCGGCCTGTGGCCGGACGGGAAGCCTGTCTCTGAGAGCCAGACCCGCGAACCCTACTTCGCCGCCTGCGTCGACCGCATCCGCGCGTACGAACTGATCGAGGCCGGATACTTGACCCAGCCCATCGTCGGGAAGATCAACGCTCAATCGTACGAAACACTGAACATGCAGGTCAACAGCCGGGGCCAGTTCGACGCGCAGGCGGTGGATCGGGCGTACCACGGGCACGGCAGGAAGACTTCAGCCATCATCGCTGACGTCGTCGCCCAGTCCGCTGACCGTCAGGGCGTCATGATCTTCGCTGCCACCGTGCGCCACGCCCACGAGTGCATGGCAAGCCTGCCGCCGGGCCTGTCTGCCATCGTGACAGGCAAGACGCCCAAGGCTGAGCGCGACACCATCCTGAAGAAGTTCAAGGCCCGGAAGATCAAGTATCTGGTGAACGTCTCCGTCTTGACCACTGGGTTCGACGCCCCTCACGTTGACGTGATCGCCCTCCTACGGGCCACTGAAAGCGTCGGCCTGTTGCAGCAGATCATCGGTCGGGGTCTTCGGGTCGACAGCGGCAAGACCGACTGCCTCATTCTGGACTATGCCGAGAACATCGAGCGTCACTGCCCCGACCAAGACATCTTCGGCCCTGAGATCAAGGTCTCCACCGGCGGTGACGGGTCTGGCGAGGTCACGTGCGTGTGCCCCCAGTGCTCCACCGAGAACACCTTCTCCGCGCGCCCCAACAAGGAAGAGTACGAGATCGACGCCAGCGGGTACTTCGTCGATCTGGACGGCATTCCCATCGAGACCGAGTGGGGTGCGATGCCCGCACACTTTGGCCGCCGGTGTCGGGCCATGGATACGGTCGCCGGTGACCTGCACCAGTGCACCTATCGGTGGACGTCGAAGGAGTGCCCGCACTGCAGCGAACCAAACGACATCGCGGCCCGGTACTGCTCCTCCTGCAAGGGCGAGATCGTCGACCCCAACGAGAAGCTCCGGATCGACTTCAAGGCCCTGAAGCGCGATCCCACCCAGCGGCAGACTGACGAG